CAGAACGCCATGAAATCAGCGCAGTGGCGGAGATTGCCACCACCAGCGCCAGAAGAACATATCGCCATTTCATACCAGCGCACTCCGCGCCCGGTTGTAACGCTGACGCCGGTCTTCAATACCGTTATGTCCACCATTGATAATCTGCGTGACGCGCGCCAGGTCGCCGGAGTAAAGCAAACAACCGCTGGTGGCGTAGAACCATGCCGCCGAACGCGCCGCGTTGCGGTCCTGCTCCAGCAGCTCGGGACTGGTGACCAGATCGAGTTTCAGCGCGGTACCGCATTTGGTGTAATTTGCCTGTCCGGTTATCTGAATCAGGCCGCGACCGCGATATTTCCAGCCATCACCCGGTGCTTTGTTGCCCAGGCGTTTGCTGTACACCAGATTGGCGATGGCGCGCTGGCGCTCCAGCGGTAACACCTTTTCATGCGAGCGACGGCCCAGCGCGTTTGCCTGGTCCTGAGTAAGTCGCCCGGCACGGACGAAATCGGCGAGGCCTGCCACGCTGTAGTTCATGCTCTCCACCAGCCGGGAGAAACTCACGGACTCGTGTCCGGTCTGGGCGATAAACATCGCCTGGTCAGTCGGTGCAGTGATGCCGAATTCTTTCATGGCCGCATCGATGTGCGGAAACCAGCGCGCAGCTAATCCGGCGCTAATACCAGCCGCCTGCTGAAATTGTGATTGCTTCATTCAGACCTCAGGACATAGAAGAGCCGCGCCACATTCCCCCGTGCCCTGAACACGGCGGCGCAGATAATCAGATTGATTGTCACGGTTGCCCAGTGGGTATGCAGGTAGGAATCAAACAGATACCGGAACGGCACCGATGCATACGCCAGAATTATCAGATAGGCCAGCCATGACGCCCACGGGTTGTGTTTCCCGCCAGGCTTACGGAACATCATCAGGCGCAGAACAATGGCGGCACAGGCCGCTACGTTGGTCAGCACCAGCGGATCGTTAGTTACCATTGGTTCCCCCTCGCCACCGGGACAGCAGTTTCAACGGGTCCTGTTCACTGAAAAACGTCAGCGTCTTGATTGCCACGGCAGACAAAATCACAGCGCCGAGCGCGTCCAGTGGCTTGTCTGCGTAGCCCGTCATTTTTGCCAGCCACGAACCCACCAGCCCGGAGCCATAGACGCCAGCAAAATACGACACGACGAAATACGCGGAACGGCGAAAAATCGTCAGGTCGGCGGCGGTGGCCACGTAGAACACGGCCCCGGCAAACGCGCCGAACACCACGCCGTAATCAGTGCCGGTAAGCAGTCCATAAATGCTCGCGCCGGTCAGCGCGCTTCCAGCGGCTGCGGTACCGGAAAAAGGCTCGGACATTACGCCCCCTCGTTAGTGGTGAGTCCTCTCAGAATGAGGGGAATTAAGGCCGCCGTGCTGGTGACCGGAGGTGAGCCGAATAAGCGGTGTATTCGGCTCACAATATGATTCGAATATTTGGTGGGTTTGTTGCCGGTTACCGTTCCGGCGCAACCAGCCGCAGCTGCTGCGGTTTCAAATTGTGGTCCTGTCTATGGTGAGTTTTGCAGCTGACTGGAACATGTAGGCTCCGCATCACTCCCCGCTCTTTGTCTTATTGGCAGCGGGAATCCAGAAAGCAAAAAACCCGCTCAGTGGCGGGTTTATTAACGTTGAACATACAATGCCCATCGTTAACGTCAAATTTACACAAAAACGGCAACTTTGCAAGTATCGTGACGCTAAATTATGAGATTTCTATCATATCTTGCGTACGCGTAACTTTTTTGAGGTGCACATCTGCGTTGCTTTCTTCTTCAAAGCATTTCGTTATCAGGCTTTCATAGAATGGCTTCCAGCTATAGCGCCATGTGCGGTCAGGCAGGCTGTCCAGTTCAGAAAGAATACCGCGGTATGCCACAGAGGATTTGGGCCTGCTGTAGCCCCTGCCCTCGCAGCGTTTGCACTCTTTGTAAACCGGCACCCCCTGAAGCTCTGAATTCTTACGGTCGAGGGTCTTCCCCGTTCCGCCACACTGGCAGCGCTTACTCAGTTGGCCGGTACCGTTGCACTTGCCACAAAGTTGGTGGTCCACGTCCTTTACCTGGCGGAAGACTTCAAAATCAGAAGGAGACTGGCCCATATCTTTGGCGAATTGAGGCAGGCGCATTGTGTAATGGCTCTTGGTGATCACGCTGGTTTTAGTGATCAATCCTTTACCATGACATTTCGGGCAATCGTAACTGTCTGCGGCTGATGAGGCGTAATCGTTAAACGCGAACCGTGCGAGGATCCGCATGCACAGCGGAAACTTTTTCCCGGCAGCTTTGCGCACTGCCATTGGCGCACGCAGGTTCGCGTATTCGGTCAGCCAGGATATGGCGGCATCTTTATCCTGTGGGCTGATCCCCGCTTTTCCCAGATACATGGCAAGCCCGATGCCAGCGTCTGCCTGAGTCATACCCAGCGCCGCCATAACATCCGTTACCGTTAATTGTTCGCTCGCTGTAGCGCGAACGCTGTCAGAGATGTGCATCCCTTTCGGGGCAAAAAATTTCAATACGCTATCAAGGTTCATCGCGGTCTCCACTCCGTCTACGCCAGCGCGCCAATGGCAAGCGCCCGGTCTAATGTTTTCAGCAGCAGCTCCGGCTGCGTGCCGTATTTGGCTTCAAATGCCCCTACATCCGCATGAAGTTCATCGTGATGCGTTCTGCACAAAGGCAACACGAATAGGTCATGGGCTTTGGTCCCCATTCCGCCCTGGCCGTATCCGATCAGGTGGTGGGGATCGTCTGCTGTTTTGCCGCAGCATGCACACGGCTGCGACTTCACCCAGCGGGTGTACTTCTCGCTCTGCCAGCGGCGGCGCTTCGGTCGCAACATGAACGACTCCGGAGTTTCCGGATCGACCTTCAGCGCCAGCACCTGTTTTACAGCTTCCTCAACGATGCTGGTGGCCGGGACCGAAGGAATAATGTCCGCTTCGCGTGTGACCGACTGGATAACCTGCGCCGGCATGCGCATCGCCTGGCGCGCGACTGACTCCGGGATCACGTGCGCCAGCTTGTTGAATGTCAGCCACCAGCATAATTCCGGCAGGGTCACCGCGTGGGAATCGTCGAATCCCAGGCCGCGCCGAACCACCGACAATACCCAGGCTACCAAGTTTGCCCGCGCAATTCCTGCCAGTTCGGCGGTGAAATGGTCCCTTATTTTATTATCGCAGGACCAGCACAGCCGCAGAGCGCCGGGCTCATGCCGCATAGTCACCAGTTCGTGGTGATGATAGCTGGCATGCGGATACTGGCAGCCAGATTCACGCAATAGCCATGACTCCAGGCTTGCCAGTCCACCAGCACGCAGTATCACTTCGCGATGCTCGAATACAGGCACCATAACCGGGTCTTCTGCAAGTGGCTGGAGCGCCGCTGGTATTTCACCTGTCGGCAGATCGGCCAGTCGCTCCGGTTCGTTTTCCAGCAAAATGCGCCCGCGATAGAAGTGCGGTAGCAGCTCGGGTCCGGGGCGGAAAGCCACCAACCCAAACTCTTTAACGATCACAGGATTCAATAAAGCTCTCACAGACACCTCAATGCACAGTTTCGAGCAGGCGTAACAGCTCCTGAAATTTCGACTCAAAGAAATGCGGCTGTGTTTCGCGCGGGTTCGCCGGGCTGGTTATATTCTTCCCGTACATACAACCCTTCGCAGTCATCGACCAGAAGCGCTTTATTCCATTAGTGCCTGACCGGCTGCGACGTTCTTTTTGTTCAACGATCCCCAGCTTAGCCAGTTGCTGGTATGCCGCCGTTGCCGTGATGCGGATGCCGTTAGCTTTCAACAGAGCACTCAGAGATTGTGTGGGGCGGCTTGAGCCATCTGGTGCGCCAGCTGGTGCGTCAATCGTGTATTGAGGCATAAGATCAGGCAGCCCAGCGACCTGAAGAAGCTTCTGGTATGCGCCCAGTTTTGAAGAATTGGATAGGTTCAACATGCGGGAGGCGGATTCAAGCAGGATCACCCCTGCCTGCACCTGGTCGGCTTTGAGTGTTGCGATACCAGCCTGCTGAAGAGAGTCGAACGTGCGGATCACTTTCAGGTTGAAGGCAGCGCTGATCCACATTGCATAGGAGTAGACCAACTCCTTGCAAACATACGTCCCCTGGTTGTTACCGCCAGCAATGGTAACCAGCGGGGCCGTTCCTGTGATATCAGGAGCGCTCGAAATTTCAGCGATTAGTTCCTGAGTCTGGGTAAGTGAGGCCCAGTTTGATGGCTGATGGCGCTTCTCACCACCGGCAGCGCGGTGTAAATCATTCAGGCAGTAACGACCATCAAGATCACGGCGTACGGAAACGCCGTCAATCACAAGTAATTGACTCATAGCTTTCTCCACTGATTGTATTGCGAGGGGCCTGCACGCCCGCTTCGCTTGCACTTTTTGACATTACTGCCATATCGCTCTTCTTTCAACCCACAGCTGGACATATATCCATCTCCTGAATGAATGGCGTGATGGTTATCTCTACCTTGCCCTTCGGTACCACTGGCCCCCACTCCACCAGCATTCGTTTTACCTGGCTGTCGTCCTCCCAGACTCCCGCATGCGTCAGCGCGTCGAACAGCGCTTTGTTGTAGTTGTCCAGATCGCGGCGGCGCTGATCCGGAGGGAAAAGAGTTATTGCCACCGCCGCAGGCGTGGTTGAAGGCTTGGGCAGGCGGCGCAACTGCTCGACAATCGCCGCGCAGGCTTCGCTCTGATATTTACGCCCGGCGGCACTGACCAGGTGACGACCAGCCAGCGGCCCTTTATTCGGGGCGCGCCAGTAGGTGTTCACGCTCGGTGGGAATGGAAGGGTCAGTTTCATAGCTCGACCCCGCGCATATCGAGAAAAGCGATCGCGTTCTCTCGGGCCCGATCGTCACCATTAAGAAGAGCCTGAATCAGCGAGATAGCTTCATCCTCCACGCTCTGGCCGGTGATTGTGATGCCCCGGGAAACGCCCGGCGTAATGGTGATCGCGCCTTTACGCTGTAGCGCCCGAAGGTGGTCATTAGCCGCGTTCGGAGAACGGCAACCCATCAGGCCTGACAATTCGTAAATCGTTGGCGGGAATTTGTGATCAGCGATGTAATCACTAATCAGATCTAATACTTCCTGTTGCCGCGCTGTCAGTTTCAGCATGCTGATGCCTCCGCTTTTCGCGCTTCCATCAGTATCCGAAAACGGATCCGCAGGGAGCGAATATTGTGCCAGTGATGGCTGGGAATGGATTCCAGGGTCGCCGTAACATCCGCTGCGGTAAAACCATATTCGGCAATGACCTCTGATGCCAGTATCAGCAGCCGGTCCTGCATGTCATTACGGATGCCGTCATGCTCAAAGCTTTGCTGATCCAGCCAGGCGATAACCTGTTGCTGATCGGCATTCTCTTTAATCAACGCCATTGCTTTGTCGACCGTTTCCGTCGGAACGACGATAAATTCAGGATTTGCTACTGAATCAGCTGCCCAGGTATGCGCGAAGCGGGATTCGGAGAACGTATATTCTTCTTTGTCGCCGAACGCGGCGCATGCGCACGCCCAGAAGTTAAAGCCACTTTTCTCAATGATGTCATTCTTGGTCAGTGGGATTTCTGGCTCATCAATTGGCTGCGCTGGCTCCTCAACCTGCATTGTGGTCTCGGGAATAATTTCAGGAATATTTTGCGGTTCTTTTTGTGGTGCTAACAGCCCGGCGAGCCGCTCAGCTTCACGGCGAATCTGAGCCAGGAATGCATCACCGCGCGCTTCCAGATCCTTACGGCTGATATAGCTCATCGCCGGGCCGCGCCAGCTCTTGTCGAATACAGCAACTGCACCAGCGAAGAACGCGCCGGTCGGCACCTGCTTTTCGTCCTTCGGTACAAACCACGTCGGCAGATCGAAACCAATACGCCCACGGATAAACGCGATATGATCCGCATCCTCCGGCCACCACACCTCACTGGTTGCCGCCTTGATCAGGAAAACATAACGTCCGCCCTTCTCGCGCATCGCGCTGGCGTGCTGCATGATGTAACGCATACCGGTGATGTACTGCTCTTCATGCTGGCTGGCGCGGCTATAGGGCGGATTGCCGAACGCGGCGCCGTTGAGTTCCTCCAGGCGCGCAGACCAGTCCTGCGTCAGCGCATTATCCTCAGCGGTGTAATACGCTTCGCATTTGCTGTTCTCACCATCGCTGAACAGGTCAAGCACCAGCGGGCCAAACATCGCATTGATTCCCCAGAAGATGTTTTCAGGGGTGCGCCACTGGTCCCCTACTTCTTTCAACATATGGGCTTCCTGGCTGCGCAGTTCGGCAAGTTCACGGCAATATTTATTTGGCATTATTCTTCCCCTACATAACGGCCAGCGAGATAACAGCGCCCTTCCGGTGCTTTGGAATTTCCCGCATTTCGAAGACAGGCGGCACGGCGTGAGATATAACGGCTCCGATCCGTATTGCTGATCGCCATATCAAAGGCTTTAAGCCAGACAGATGCCGCGCGAAAATAAAGCCCCTTTGCTTCCAGCTGCTGCGCGCGGTTTTCCAGCCCGGTCAGTGTCCGCAAGTTTTCTTTGGACAGGGATTCTGGTTCCACTCCCCCGATCGGGTAATACGCAAGGGTTGAGCCTCGCAGCTCGCGCGCCAGTTTGCCCTCAGAAAAAAACCGGCTCAGGCAGCGATTTACGGTACTGGCGTTCAGACCAGGTATAGCGTCGGCAACCTGACGGTAATTGCATCCAGGGTTTTCGATTACGAACTGCAGAATTTCAGATGCGATGCTCATCCCCGGAACCCCTCTGGAATGGTGTATGCCACGTCCTGGTGATTCGACCGGAACACTGCTGAGTCAGGCAGTTTGTTGCGCTGCCCCCACGTATCGCGCGCCGGACGCCCTGCGGTTTCCCACTTGTTCGCCGACTGCAGGTAGCCCGGGAACTTGCTCGGCAGGAACAGGGTTGTCGGGCGCAGGTACTTGGCCATTTTCAGGTCTGATCCCCACTCCTCAACGCTGTAATCCACCACCAGCACCAGCTCTTCAGGGGTAAACCCGTCAGCCAGACGGGCGCGGATGTTTTCCAGTGACGATTTGCAAACCTGGTACCGGGAACCGGTGGTCTTGTTCAGGTGAGATAAAACCTGTTTAGCCTGGTCAGTGATTACCACCGCAGGGTCGGGTTGCGCCGCAACCGGACAAGAAGGTTTTTTATCTGATGGATCATTAGTTGAATTTACTGACGGATCCCCGCCAGATTCTGACGGGTCAAAACCGCCTTTTTTGCCGGATTCTGATGCCTCAAATTTTGACGGGTCAGATTTTGATGCGTCAGATTTTGACGTGTCAGAATCTGACAGGTGAGCCATTGCAGCTGCCTGAAGCTTCGCCACATTGAGCTGGTAAATATTTGAGGCGTTGCGGTTGCCCTGGCGGCGCTGAGTGCGTGAAAGCCAGCCGTCCTTCTCCAGTCTGGCGATCGCCGTACGGACAGTGCTTGGCCCGGCACCGAGCTGGCGCGCAATGGTCTCTATCGAAGGCCAGCACACGCCCTCGTCGCTGCTGAAATCAGCCAGGCGCGCCATGATGGCCACGCTGGATAATTTCATGCCCGACGCCGCGCAGCCGTACCACACATAGCTGCTTAATTTAGTGCTCATGATCGCCCTCTATTTCCCTGAACTTGCGCTGGAATTGCTCGAGTGGACTGAATCACTCGCCATGCTCATAGCCTTCCCGCAGGTAGATAACGCGGCGGGTTTCAGGCTCCCAGCGGATAACTTTGACGGGCACGCCGTAGTGATCACGGAACCACCGGTTAAGTTCGTGCATAGTTGCGCAGCCGCCTCCTCTCGCCAGTCCCCCACAGCCCACTCTGCAAACTCGTGGGTTACAATTTCACGATCCCCCGGTACATTAACTGCATAGCAAAACGGAACCGGCTCGCGGCCACCAGGCATAGGCAACGCAATGAGTTGCGAGCGGCGGTACTGTGTTGTTAAACTGTTCATGCGTTAGTTCTCCACTGATTACGACACGCCACGGCGCCCGGAGCTGCACACTCGCGGGCGTCACTCTTTTCTGGCGTACAGAAAACGCGATACAGCAGCGTTAAATGCTCCTGCCACTTCGTCATGACCTGATAGCTGTTCTCTTCGATCTGTTCCCGTTCTGCCTGGTCAATCACCCCGTCCTCTGTCGCTTTGCGGACGAACTGCGAGTGACGACCAATCCACTCGATGGATTCCATCAGGCGATCGTTAATGTCGGCGTTATCAACCTGCTCTATTTCCACCAGCGGCACGTTCACGCTGTTCGACTGGCGTGAAACTGCGTCGGCTATATGCTTGGTACCGCTGGCCTGCTGAAGAACCATCGCCCAGCCCATCGGGAAGATCTGATCGCCGTCTGTGCGCAGTCGGTTGAACAAAGCGTTCTCGGTTACGCCCAGCCATTCAGCCGCTTCGGCATAGCCACCGGGCAGGCTTGAGATCGTCTTTTTGATTGCAGCCACCAGCCAGGCGGGCTGCTTTTCTACTTGCCAGTGTTTGTTATCCACGGTTGACCCCTTGTTGCTGTGGTGCCTTTTAAGCTGCCGTTTCGTTAGTTTGAGTAGGCGGAAAAACATCATCGATAGTTACTTCCGCACCGAAATTGTTCAGGGCAGATACGATGGCCCGGCACTGATCGATATTCATGTTTCTTTTGCTATTTTCGTAATGACAAACAGCACCTTTTGTCACTCCAAGAGCGCTCGCTAAGTGACCCTGTGTAATGCCTAGCTTGGTTCTAATTGCTCGAAGATTGTTCATCGTGGTCTCCTATAAACAAAGTAAATATACATTTTGTATCTTTGATGCGCAAGAATATATACGTTTTGTGACTCGATTAAAAGTATACAACTTGTATTATTTGAGCATGACTATGAAATGGTACGACTTAGCTAAAACCCTGATGAAGGCTCGGGGTGTTACGCAAGAGCAGCTGGCTGAACACCTTGGCATAACCAAAGGTGCGGTCAGCCATTGGTTGAACGCACGCCGCGAACCAAGCCTGAGTGAGATAGCTCGGATACTTGAGTTCCTTGGAAAGCGAAATTTTTCGGTTGGCGCAGGTGGGTTAATAATTGATGAGACGCTTAAGGGTGATGTTGAATACATAGGGCCTTACACACCCAGGAAGAAATATCCCGTATTAAGCAAAGTTCAGGCGGGATCCTGGTCTGAAGCTTGTGAACCCTACACCCTCAAAGATGTTGACTTATGGCTGGATTCTGATGCGCATGTGCAGGGTGATGCATTCTGGCTTGAAGTCGAAGGTGACTCCATGACAGCTCCAATGGGCCTCAGTATTCCCGAGGGAACGTTCGTGCTTTTTGATACAGGTCGTGAAGCAGTTAATGGCAATCTGGTGGTTGCTAAACTGGTTGATGACAATGAGGCAACATTCAAAAAGCTCGTAATAGACGGTAACCAGAAATTTTTGAAGGGCCTAAACCCGCAATGGCCAATGATGCCTATCAACGGAAACTGCCGGATCATAGGTGTAGCGATCGAAACGAAAACGCGTTTGTTATAATCATTATATTTCAACCGATTAATCCTTTACATACTCTTCATGCCATGTCAGCCCGGTTATCGCCCCGGGTTTTAACCCATTCAAAATCCTCTAATCCACTCGTAAGCTTAATTTCTACAAAAATTCTTTAGCCGAAAATAAAATCATATAAATACAATACGTTGTCAAAAACTCAAAATTTAGTATACAAATCGTATTGACCAGCATGAATACGTTTTGTATATTTAATTCATTAACAGCGAACAGGCAGGACGCCAACGAAGTAGCCGCCGGTGGCGTATGAATGACCGGATGATTCGCGGAACGTTGGGAATTTACATATGGGTTCAAAAAGACAAAGCGCCATTAACTTCAGGCGCTTTGGGGAGAGTGAGTTAACAAAGCCATTATCTGTCAGTACCTGCTCTTAAACGGACTACCGACGTCGGGCTTTCTCAAACTCTCAATATGCTTTTGTAGCTCAGAAATCAGGCTCTCGGCCATTTCCGGAGTAAGAGCGAAGAATTGCGTTTCCCTCGGTGATTCAATTGGTTGCAAAAGTGAAGGTATGAACTCGAATTTCATAGCAAGCGCATCGTAGCCAGGCAACGGCTTAGCTTGCCAACCAGTAACAGGAAAGACCGGAATATCGTCCGTTTTTGACATGTTAAGTCCTTATGTTAACAGCGAGTTAACAGATTAATTAAATCCTTGTGTTTGGGAAATACCAAAAGTCCTAGTTCTGTTCCGGTTGGCAAAGGTACTTCACAGTCGAAACGGTAAAAATAGCAAGCGTGGTAGTAGGCAATAGTTGGCGGCGTCTGAGCCTTTTTATTTTCCGCGAGGGCGCCGCACTTTTTTACGCAACACACAAGAGCATCACCGGGTGACGGGCTCATTCCCCAATCCATCCGGGCGGTTGCAGCCGCAGGTGCTCTTTTGTGTTGTGTGGAGAAACTAACCGGCGGCCAGTGCAGATGGCCGCCACGCCATGAGGAAAAATTAATGTTTAACCCGTTCTTCAAAAACCTACTGATCTACCGCCTAAGCCGTGACATTGCCCTCGTTCAAGACGGCAACACAGAGGAACTAGCGCGCAAGTTGGAGAACTTTCAGTTCA